GCGACGGGTGAAGTCCAAACACCTTACGGACGATAGCAATGGCCTTGAGGATGAACCCAAGCATATCAACGCCCTCCGATATCGGCCGGCGCGACCGGCGCGGGAACGGGTGCAGCGACTGCCGGCGTTTCGATTGTTTCGACTGCCGGCACTGCCAGCCCCTGAGCGAACAGGTCCGCCTCCGCATCCCGACGAGCCAGCAACCCGTCCACCCCCTGCCCGATCCAAAGCCGCTTCATCGAGCGGATGAGGTCCGGCACAAGCTCGGGATGCGTCGGGAGCGCCTTGGCGATCTGCATCATTTCCCGCCGCCGATCACCGTCGAGCGATGTGCCGCGGTTAAACACGAGCGACACCAACGCGCCGAACGAGTCCGGCGACAGATCACCAGCGGTCGGATACACCCGCAGCGTGTCGGCAATGGCCTTCGGGATCGATCGCGCCAGGAACACCGACCGCGCCGCATCGATCGGGATCGTCAGCCCGGCCCGATACTGCGCCATGGCCCGCGCGACCGGCCCATGCACCCCGCAGCACGTGGCGAGGCTGTCCATCACCGCGTCAGGCAGTAGCCCGGCCCAATCCGCGCGGAATTGCGCCTCGCTGCCCATGCCCAGGTCGTATCCGATGCCGATGGTGACGCCGCTGTCGGCACCCGGCCAGGTCGGGTGGCATTCGGTGGCGTTGTAATTCGCCTCACTGCCGATCTCCGCGTTGACGATCAGGTCGAGTGCGGCGGGCGATGGATATGGCGTCATTTTGCGGCTCCTTCTCGCTTCTCAATTTCGCAATCGAGATACCAACGCGCCTTTTTCAAATCCTCCAGCGCATCGACTTTCAGATCGGCGCGCCAAATGTATTTTATGGCGTTGCCGAGGGTGAACGACATGTGCTTAGTGATCGTGATGCATTCCACAGTTTGTCCGCATTCGCATTTAGCCGCTCCGGACGTGTAATGGATTGGATGGTTCACCGGGTCATGTGTGCTCATGCTGCAATCCCCGCGAAATCACGATGCGCCTTGTTGATCGGCCCGGAGGATGACCAGCGGTTCGCGTAATAGCCCCGATTGAAGTAGCGCAAGATTTCCGGCCGGAAGCGGCTGATTGCGCCGGTTGCAGGGTCTTGCGTCAGTTTGATGACCAGCCCGCCTACATGCGCTTCCAGCTTCTTTTTGCGCATGAACGTCGTCTGATCCTGCGTGGTGCCGGTCTGCGCACACCACACGTTGCGGATGTTGCCCGCCCATAGCTTGTGATAATGCCCGGAGATATGCACGGCCGGTTTTTCGCCGCCGTCGAGGCTTTCGATGATTTTCTGGATCGCGTAGCTCAGCGCGTAGGACGAGCCGCCACCGGGGTGCACAATCGAGATGATCGCCTCTTTGCCGGTGTTCGCGTTCACCAGCCGGACCGGCGCTTCCATGTATCCGAGGTCCACCCAATCCGTCCGGCCGGCATCCTGCATGGTGCGTTCGGCATACTTGCCGATGTCCACGCCTTCACGCTGCGCATACCATCCTTCGTGGTCATCGCCGGCCACGGCATAGGTCGTAATGCCATCGCGGCGCGGGAATGCGTGCGCAAGGTAGCGCATCTGCGCATCCATGCCGTGCGTGTGCAGGTCGTGCAGGTTAAACCGCGCCTCACCGTCAACCCAATTCCCGGTGTTGAATACCGTCCGGCACCCCTCGGCTTCAAAGGTGTCATACAGCGAATTGAGCACGTCCAGCCGCTCGTATTTGCTGCAAAGGTGCTGATCGCCCGACGCGCCGAAGGTAAAGGTATTGTCAGCATCGGTCACGAACGTATGCAACGGCCCGGCCAACCATGCCGGCTCGGGTGCGGCCTTGATGATCCGCCAGCCGCCCGAATGGCCTTCGACGCGCATGCCGTTCGCCGCGAGCGAGGCGATGGCCGCGTCAATCGTTTCGACGTTCGTTTTCCAGTTCGCCGCCAGATCAGCCGACGACGCGGAGCGTTTCATCAGCAGCGCCGCAATCCGGTCTGGCAGGTCTTTAGGAGGCGCGTCGCTGCCGGCCTGAACGCGCAGGCGTGGCTTGTCCGGCGCCGGCTCAGGCAGAGCGTGCACCGCGTCTGCGGACGGTGGATTGATCGGCGTGCCCTTCGCCCAATCAGGCGCGGCGGATGACGGCGGCAGCCAACTCGGGAACCGCTCACGCGCGGCGGCAAGGTTCGATTTCAGCGTGGATCGCGCCAGGCCGGTCACAGGGACGGCTTGCGCAACGCTGCCGCATTGGATGATCGCGCGAATGCGGGCGATCAGATCGGCGTCGGTCATAGGTGGTGCTGACATGAGGCATCTCGCCTTTATGGTTTGCAGTTTGTGCCGGCGTTGTGCCGACTATTTCGGCCAAAAATGCTCCGCGATAAAACCGCCCGCGCCGGCCAAAAGCGCGGCGATCAGCATGCCGAATTTCAGCGCGCCGTTGGCTTGCGCCATGGCGATCGATAGCGTTTGGATCGTTGTCGTCAGGCCGGACAGTTGCACGCTGATGCTGTCGAGTTGCGATTTCGTGCCCTTCGCCGCCTCGGACGCGCGGGCTGCATCAAGCTCCAACGAGCCGAGCTTGTCCCAAATCTTATCCAACTCGGCGCGAAATGGATCTGGTGCCATATCCTCAATGTCCTTTGTCATATTGGCGCCTTCATCGCCGCAAGCGATGCATCTATGGCGTTATGATCCGTTGCCGATCTGATGGTGATCTTGGCGATGCGGCGCTTGGTTTTGATGGCAGCGAGATGCACCCGCGTTGCCCGGTCAGCCTCAACCACAGCCTGCGCCACGGCTGCCAACGTGCTCGGCTGCCCACATGCTGCCAGGGCGGCAAGCTCGGCCCCCAGCAGCGGGAAATCGGCCGCAACAGGCACGCTCGCCGCGAGGTATGCCCGCGCTTCCTCCAACGTCAGCACGTATTCCAACGCCTGCCCCGCCCCGGCGCTCAGGTGCGGCCGGCGCTGCGCCTCGGCCATGTGATCGGCTTCTAATATCGCACGCGCCCGGTCGTCTGCGGTCATCCCGGCCGGCGGCGCTGCGACCAATGCCGAGCCATCCCACACCCAGGCCCCGCCCTGACGCAGTTGGGCCGCAACATCGGCCGTCACCTGCACACGCCCAGGCTTGGCGAGCGTGACGGCAATGGCCTCGGCACCCTGCACCGCGCCACCACCGATGACGGTGTTGCCCTCGCCGAGTTGTATCCAATAGGCGCGCTGATCGGTCATTTCTTGCACACCTGCACCACCAGCACCCGGCGACGCGACCGCGGCAAAGTGGTCTCGGTCCCATCCGCGAGCTTGCACTGCACGGCGTAGGTAAACGTCCCCGTGCCGGGCTGATGGATGTATGCCCCACTGCCGGCGATAGCTGCGTCGCCAAACGGCGGGATGATGACCGTCGAACTGCCGCCGGACGGGGTGAAAATAACCTGAGCCAAAACGCCTGCCATTAACCCGGCCCTCCCAATTCGCCGCCGCTATAGCCGGAGCCACCGACGTTTCCGCCGGTAATCACGCCAGCCGCGACGTTGTTGTATTCGTGCATTTCGTAAACGGTGATGATGACGAACTCGGTCGAATCGGTGAGCGTGACTGTCACCTCGCACCCGCTGTCGGTCTGGTAGTAGGTCGGTGGCGTCCAGACGTATTCGTTGTAGGCATAGCCCTGATACGTGACCGCGCCGGACGCGAGCAGCGGCGTGGTGACTTGCAAGGTGCCGATCTGGCTGGTGACGAGCGTGCCATTCAGCACTCCGACGTTGACCGAGCCGATCTGTCCCGCTGCCAGGGTGCCGGTGATGACGCCCGCCGCAACCGAGGTGATGGACGACGAGTTGACCGTGCCGATCTGCCCGGCCGTAATCGTGCCGCTGATGCTGCTGGCGTTAACGCTGCCGATCTGCCCGGCGCTCAGGGTGCCGGTAATGGTTGACGCCGCCACGCTGCCGATCTGGCTGGCAGTCAACGTGCCGGTGACGAGGCTTGCCGCCACGCTGGCAATCTGGCTGCTGCTGATCGAACCGACCAACTGCGACACGTTCAGCGTCGATATCTGGCTGGACGAGATCGATCCGACGATAGACGAGGCGTTCACCGATCCGATCTGGCTGGAGCTAATGCTGCCGGTGATCTGCCCCGCCGTGACTGTGTTGATCTGGCTTGCCGCCACTTGCCCGGTGATGCTGCTGGCATTCACCGCGCTGATCTGCGCTGCACCCACCTGCCCGGTAATGGTCGAGGCCGCCACGCTGGCGATTTGCGTGTAAGTCAAAGTCCCGGTCAGGTTGCCAGCCGGAATGACCGCACTGCTGATCGTGCCGGTGACTTTGCCGCCGCTGATGGACGCAAGTTGGCTGTCGGACAGCGTGCCGATGATTTGCAGCGCGCCGATGCTGCCGATCTGGCCTGAGGTAAGCGTGCCGGTAATCTGCGCCGCACCGATCGATCCGATCTGCCCAGCCGATAAGGTGCCAGTGACCGAGGCCGCGTTCACCGCGCCGATTTGCGAGGCCGTGAGCGTGCCAGTGACCGAAGCGGCCGCAACACTGCCGATCTGACCAGATGACAGCGTGCCGGTGATGGAGGCCGCGCCGACCGATCCAATCTGCCCCGCAGTCAACGTGCCGGTAATCTGCCCCGCCGTCAGGCTGGTGATCTGCCCGGCCGAAATGCTACCGACCAACGATCCGACATTCACCCCGCCGATCTGGCTTGCCGACAGGGTGCCGGTGATCTGGCCGGCGGTGAGCGAGGTGATCTGGCTGGACGATATGCCGCCCGTGATGACGCTCGCGTTGACGCCGCTGATCTGGCTTGCCGTAATCGAGCCGGTAAGGCTGCTGGCGTTCACCGAGCCGATCTGGCTTGCGGTGATCGAACCCGTCAACGCGCTCGCGTTCACGCTGCCGATCTGGCTGGCGACCAGCGTGCCAGTCACACCCACCGCCGGAACCGCGTTCGCAACCGGCGCGGTAAAGGTCGTCGTCGTGGGGTTATAGGTGCCGATTGGCAGCCAGCCGGTGCCCAGGTTGTTGCGGACGGCCAGGGTGCCGGATGAGACGTTGGCGAAGGCCGATCCAACCACGGTGTAAGAAATCGCCGTCACGTCAGCCAGGCTGAGTTGCCCGCCGCCGTAGGGATTGAACGGCAAAATCTTGAAGTAGAACGTCGTCCCGATCCGGTCGGGCGTCAGTGCCCAGCGCAGGAACGTGCCGGGGATGAGCCGCACGAACGAGGCCCCGCTCGCATGGGATACCGGCGTGGTCTCATAAAGCCCACGATTGAGATAGGTCAGCGCATAGGTCTCACCGCTGCCTAGCGTGGCGCCGGAGTAGGCCAGATATTCGCCCGGACCAGAACCACCCGAGGACACATAGCACAGCGTGTTGGCCGCCTGCGCGTCCGCAGTCGTGCCGGCAATAAGCTGCTGACCGGACGGCGACATATCGACCGAGAGCGTGTGCGTGCTGTCGATGGTCAAGCCGGAGCCGGCCGGCGTGACCGAGGCGAGCGAGGCGGTCAGGTCGCCAATGCGCGACGGGCCGGTGATCTCACCGATCAGCGAATAGCTCGAATTGTCCGTCGAGACATAGACTTCCGCCCCGCCGAAATCCGCCTGCCCCGAGGCCGCAATCCAGATTTCGAGGCCGCCCGCCAGGGTGTAGCTCGGTTCCCAAACCACCGAACTGAATGGCGAGGTTGGCGCCGCGTTGACCGCCGGCGAAAAGCCGGAGCCGACCTGCATCGAATGCGACGGTGCGCCGCCGGTCCCGAGCAGATATTCCTCCGCCTGGATCGTGAGCGTGTTGTCGGCATTCTCAGTGATCTCGGTGATCCGCACCCACTTCTGCGACAGGCCAAGCGCAGGATCGTTGATCTCGATGATATCCATCGGGTCGAGCAAGATGTATTCCTGCCCGACCGTGAAAGCGTAGGTGGCGGCCACCTGCGCCCGCCCCTTAGTCAGTTCCGCCGACATACTGGCGGCGAATGATGCGCAGAAGAAATGGTAAGACTTCTTTTGCGCCGTCCGCAGACCGTAGGTGGCGACGGCCGCCTCGTCCTGCACCGTGATGACGGTTGGATTATAGGCGTTGCCGCGTTCGAGGTATTCCACCGACCATGCGTTCGGCCTGGTGGCGGGATCATCGGTCAGGTTGAGCGCAATCGGCCCGGTCGCGGACGAGCTGCCCTTGCTGTTGCTGTTCGAGCCTTGCAGCGGCTTGAAGTCGATATCGCTCAGGCTGTAGAGCGCGGCGCTCGGTGGCGTGTAGCTCGCGCCGTTGCCGCTCGTCGGGATATCGCCATATGGAACAATTTGCAGCTTGCCGCTCGACCACACCGCCGCCGCGTTGGTCGCTTCGAGCAGATCCACGAGGAACTGCCGCGCCTCGGCCTGATCCGTAATGACCGGCGAGACGACCAGGCCGACCGACAGAGTATATTGACGGTAGACGGTCAAATCGCCCAGGTGCGCGGATGGGAAGCCGGAACCATAATCGGGGCTGGTCAGATAGCCAGAAACTACCGTCGCCGCGTTGGCGTCCGGCAGCCCGCTTATGCCGTCGGTATAGGTGCCGAAGATGATTTCCGGCGTGATGTTCGGCAGGTCCGGGCTTGAGCCGAGCGGCATCGGGCCGGCAGCCATGTAGGCCAGGCCGCGATAGTTCCGCTGCGCCGGATCGCCGCTCAAATAGCCCCAGCCGGATTGCGCGTAATCGCCGTTGAACGTGGTCAAGTTCAGCGAGGAATAGGCAATCGTGTTGGAACTGTTGTTATAGAGGTAGCCCCACGAATGCACCGGACCTTCGCACATAGCGATGATGACCGACGCGGAATAGTCGTATTGGCCGGAGCCTTTGCCGCCGCCGCCACCCTTACCAGCGCCGCCGCTGGACGATGCAACGGACTTGAAATCGCCATACCAGATCAGGTTGCCGGCAAGCCGGTTGGCACCCCAGCCAATCGGGATTGCTTTGCCTTCGATGGCAGACTGCACACGCAGTTGGATGGCCGGCGCGGTCGTGGAATTGACGCGCTTGGCTCCGAAAATACCCGCCATTTATATCACCAGAGCGTAAAGAATTTGCGAGGCTTGTCGCCCCATTCGCCGCCATCGCCGCGATCCACCTGCACCCGCCGCGCGCCGTGGAAGGCGTGGATCATGTGCGGCCACCCCGGCGCGATGATGATCCCACCGTGGGAGAACACGAGGCCGAACAGGAACAGCACCACGTCGCCCGGCCTGGCCTCGGCTTCGTCAATCTCCCGCGCGTGTTGCAGCACGGTTTCCATGTAGCGTTCCGACCGGCGGTGCATGTGCCAGTCGGGCGGATAGTGCGTGATCTGCACCCGTTCGATCATGCCGGCGTCGGCGTAGACCTCGTTGAGCAGGGTCGCGCAATCCACCCCGCCGCGGTCAATGATCGTGCCGGCCTCGTCGCGTTTGGCCTTGACCGCCTGCATCGGATGGTAGCGCGTGCCAACCCAGGAATGCGCCTGCGCCACGACGGCCGCCCGCTGGTCCGCCTCGCTCATATAGCCGTCTCCGGTGCCGGGATTTGATCTTGCCCGCCGAAGTTGGCTTGGTTGCCCCAGGTTCCGCAGGTCGAGTATTTCTTGTCGCAGCCCGGATAGGCCGTGAACGTGTCGCCCGCCAGGATCGGAAACGGCATCGGCGCGATCAGCGTGAAGGTCGTGACGCCGCTCACCGTGGTGGCGGTGCGTATCGACCGAGTAAAGGTCGCGTTCTTGCCGCCGGTAAACACGACGCGCCCGAGGTTATAGGTGCCAGAGCCGCCAGGAGCGCCCACAGAGGCCACAGGGGCGTTTTGGGCACTGGCACCCGTCGCGGTGCAGGATACCGCGTAGGACGAGGCTGCCAGGGTGCAACGCGGGTCGAATAGCGTGTGGCGGCAGCCGGCTTGGAACAGGTTGCGCGGCATATCGGCGCTGAGAATGTCGAGATGCGAATTGAGCGTCACATGCGCGATGGTCCGCTCGATATCGACCGAGGCCACCCGCCCGGTGAAGATGTTGACGACGCCGGTTGGCACGATGGCCGGAGCGCGCGGGAACGTCGGCCATGCCGGCAGGTAAGCGCGATCGATCTCAACCGTCGCCCCCATCAGCGCGCCCGCCGCAATCGCCTGCAACCACGGCACGGAGCCGATCAGGTCAGGCCAGGCCGCGCCGGTCATTGGATCGACCGCGCGCGGGATGATGGCAAATTGCCACGTATCCACGTCGAGGCCGAGTTTCCAATGCGCGGTAGGACGGCTGCCCGGCGTGTCGATCAGCGGGCCGCCATGCCCCCAGGTGTTGCCGCCGAAGCTCCAATCGGTATCGCCCGAGCAAAGCCGCAGCGTGCCGTTATTATTCGGCAGGGTGATCGTGTAGAGGTCGCCAAACACGAATGCGCGTGTGGCAAGCAGAGCCGCCAGCGCCCCGCTGGTTGTCTCATAGATCGGCGTTTTCATGGATCAGAGCTTTTCCGTGCTGAATTTCAGCGAGCCGAGCGACCAAAAGCCGTCGGCGATGGCCTCGAAGTCGATGCTGTCGTCATCGAACCGGCAGAGCCAATTATACGTGCCGGTGTAGAGGATGGAGGCTCCCGAGGCCGGCGCCGA